AGGGAAGGCCGAACTACACGCTCAGGCGTTTGAAGTTCACGCTGGCCGTGGTCGGTCTGGTCGTGAGCGTGACGCTCATGCTCACCTGGCATGGCGGCGGTCTGACGGGCGCGCTTGTGGTTGAGGGCGTGTATCTGGCCACGGCCCTGTGGCTGACGGTCAGGTTCGCTCCGCGCGATGACGTGGATGGCGACGTCTGACCGTATCCGCCGGCGTACAAGGACGCGGACGGATGGCGGAGGCGTGGGGGTCCCTTCATCTCACATTGCATTTCACGCATGCACTCTCACGTCTTCCGCTGTCACGCCGTCCGCTGTGGGTTCGAATCCCGCCGCCGGCGCTTGGCCGGACCGTCAACGCCGCCCGCATCCCCGCTTCGTTCAGCTTTCTTGGTGGTGTGGGAACGATGGGCGTGCTTCTTTGCTGTCATGGCGCCCAGCGGTCCGGCTCGTATCAATCAATCTCATATCAATCAAGGTCAAGGGAGGAACCGATGAAGGAGATTCTGCCGCATTGGCATTTCAGTCCGAACGCTCCGGTCAAGGACGTCGACACGAAGAAGATGACGAGTGGTGACAGGGCGGTGGCCGGCGCGTGCTGTCGGGCGATGGAGACCGAGGCGTGGAAGGAGCTGGTGATCCTCGAATCGTTGGGCGTGCGGTTCACCGGACTGGTGGGCCGGTTCGTGTCCGAGATCGCCATGCCGGTGTTGGAGGTGATGCCTGGTGACAGTTTCCATCAGGGCGCGAAGGCTCAGTTGTCGCACATGGTGAAGACCAGGGATGGTGGCGAGACCATCCGCATCATCAAGACTCTCGCCGTGAAAGGTAGGTTCTGATGGCTGGTGAGACGATCATCGCGGTGGTGGGCAATCTGACTGCGGATCCGGAGTTGAGGTCGACGAAGAACGGTCGGAGCGTGGCTGGGTTCACGATCGCGTCCACTCCGCGCACGTTCGACCGGCAGTCGAATCAGTGGGTCGATGGGGATGCGTTGTTCCTCCGCTGCACGGTGTGGGGTGATCTGGCCGAGCATTGCGCCCGTTCCCTCGCCAAGGGCATGCGTGTGGTCGCGCAGGGCAGGCTGACTCAGCATTCGTGGGAGGACGAGCAGCATCAGAAGCGTTCTTCCGTGGAATTGCAGGTTGATGAGATCGGCCCTTCCTTGCGGTATGCGACGGCGCAGGTGTCCAAGGCGCAGAGGGGTACGGCTGGAGCGTATGGGAATCCGGCTTCCATGCCGGCGGGCTATACGGGCGGAGCCGCCGCTTCCGGAGCACCGTTGCCGCCTTCCGACCCGTGGGGTTCGGCTTCGGGTTCATCGTCTTCGTTCGGTGATTTCGGCAAGCCGGAATCCGAACCGGATTTCTAAGGAGAAATCATGAGCATGAAAGCATTGGAGTGGGCCATGTACGACGTGCCCGCCGAAATGGTCAAAGGAGCTTTGCTGCGCGTCCTGCTCCTGCTTGCCGACCACGCTGACACGCAGGGCAAGGGAGCTTTCCCGAGCCAGAAGCGCATCGTGGCCCTGACCGGATACAGCCGGCGCACCATCCAGAACAGCCTGCACGATCTGGAGACGGCCGGACTGATCCGAAGGGGAGACCAGCGGATCACCGAACATCTCGGCAAATACCGTCCGATCGTCTGGGACCTCACGATGAAGGATTTCAGGGGTGCAAAAACTACGCCTCTGGAACAGCAGCCGCAAGAGGCGCAGACCACTGCGCCCCTAAACAAGTTGGAGGGGCGCAATCAGGGGCGCAAAAAAACGTCGCTAGGGGCGCAATCAGGGGCGCAACATGACTGCGCACAGAACCTATATAAGGAAGAACCATATATAGAACCTAGAGAGAGTAACGCGCGCGCGAGAAAACGAATCCCAATACCAGCCGACTGGAAACCCTCTGAAGAACACCAAGCGCTCGCCGACAGGCTCGGCATCGACTGCGACATCGAAGCGGGGAAGTTCAAGGACAGGGCCCTCGACTCGGGAGACCGCTCGGCCGACTGGGACGCGAAATTCCGCATCTGGCTCATGCGCGGCCACGAACTCGGATACACCACCGTCAAAAACCAGCAATCAGCGAGGAAGTACACGTGGGCGAGCGACGAGGTGAAACGCGTCATCGGCACCGACCTCGAAGGCACCGACGACTACATGGAGCTCGCGTGCAAGGTCGCTAACCTGCTCAACCAGGGCGTGGACCCGGACATGCTGCGCCGTCAGCTCGCAAACGTGCCCGACAACGCGTGGGTAGAACAATTGTTCGAACAGGAGGCGGCGGCATGAACGCCATGACCATCGCACACATGGCCGGCGTCCTCACCTCGGCCATCCAAGCCGCCGACCGATTGGAACTCGACGCACTCAAAGGTCCGGCGCTCGCCGATATGGACCTTGACCTCGTCCGCGATATCAAACGCGACTGCTCGACCTGCATCAGCCTGCTCGACCAGTTCGGAAGGGAGCGACGATGAGCGACCGGCAATTCCAGGAATCGAAACATGTCGCCTTGCAACGTCAGGGCTGGCATTGCATGCGTTGCGGACGCAACCTGCACGACCCGACCGTCTGGCCGGGCAGGAGCGGCCACCACAGGCAGTTGCGTCGTCGTGCCGACACGACCGTGCGTGACCTGCCGTGCAACATCGTCGAACTGTGCGGGTCCGGCACGACCGGCTGCCATGGGTGGGTCCACCAGCATGTGGCTGAGGCCGAACGGCTTGGACTGATCGTCCCGCTCGGCATAGATCCTCTCTCCACCCCAGTGCGCGACTGGCAGGGGAGATGGCTCTGGCTCAACCAGGACGGCACGGCCACGCCATTGACCATGCGCGAAACATTGACAATTCAAACGGAAGGAATGACAAATGCACGAGAATAACGGCAAACCGGAGGCGCTGCTGTGGATCGACTTTGAGACCACAGGCGTGGACGGGCGCAAAAGCCTGCCATTGGAGATCGGTATGGAATGTACCGACATGCTGGGCGAACAAAAGTTCGGATCATTGTCCCGCATCATCCGCCCGGACAGACTCGACCTCCTGTCCATGAGCCCCGTCGCCTTCTCCATGCACACCGACAACGGCCTGCTGTTCGAACTCATGGGAGGCTCCGTGCGCAATGACAGCATGGTCGTCGTGGCCAACGCCGTGGAGGAATTCCTTGACTCGCTCTCCCAGCGCTTCTCCCTCGTCCCCGCGGGGACCAACGTGGACTTCGACCTTGACTTCCTCCGCCGACTCAACCTCAACCCTGACGCGTGGCTCACCTACCGCAAATACGACATGGCCACCATCCGCCGACTCGTCACCGTGCTCGGCGCCCCGGATCCATACCAGGGCGACAGCGGCCCGCACCGGGTGAAATCCTGCATCGCACGCGACATCAAAGACTACAAGGCCATGCTCGAGACACTCGCCGTCAAGACGGGAGACCACAAGTGAGAAAGACCATCAGCCACCTCGCCGACCGGCTCGGAGACGCCATGGCCACGCTGTTCACCCTCCTCGCGCTGCTGCTCATCCCGCACGCCGTCATCAGGGCGATCATCGGACAGGCGCTCCACCAGTGGACACCAATCACGTGGCTCGCCATCCACACCGCACTGACCATCGCGGCGCTCGCCACCAGCCTCGCCAGCTACGCGATCGCCGCACTGCTCGCACCGCCAAGACCGGAGACCTACCAATGACCGAAGACCAGCAAGACCAGCTCGTCATCAGCCTCGACACGCAATACGCCGTCGCGCACGCCATCTACAACCGATTCCACGCCAACGGCCACCGCAAACACCTCACGTGGGAAAACCTCGACGACGACGGCCGCGAACCATGGCGCCTGATAGCCAAGGACGCGATCACCGAGATGCTGGCCAGCCCGGAGATCGGAGGAACGGCATGAGCCACACCGCGATAATCCTCCTGGCGCTCGCCTTCCTGATCGGCTGGATGGGTGGCCGGGAATGAGCATCATCGTCCCATTGCACAAGTGGCGGTCGGCCGACCCGGCCATCCTGATCGGCCGCCGCTGCATCGCCCGCACCGACCAGGACGTCGTCATCGACGGCCGGCTCGAACTCATCCGCCGGCCGGACGGCACCGCCACCCTCCGCTTCCAAGGCATCGGAAACGACATCATCGACCATGATCCGAACACATGTTTCAACAGCATGAGCGACGGCATAAGAAGCCTCGCCATCTACGGAAAGGAATGAAATGCACACCGTCAGAATCGCCACCAACCCACGCAAATGGCGCAGACCCGCACCCTGCCCGGCATGCCGCAAGTCCCGGCCGCTCATCCTGACCCTCGGCGCCATCTACAAACTCCGCACACGCAAACCGGTCAACACTATCTACGGCTGCATCTGCCCCAACTGCCGGCACAAATGCATCCTCCACGTCGACGGCAGAAGCCTCAACAAAGCCATCCGCCTCTGGAACCACCACGCCAGCCACCATCAAAGGAACGAACAATGAGAAACACCATCTGCGCCGCCCTCACCACCATCACCCTCGCCCTCTGCACGGCGCTCGCCGGATGCGGCGGCATGGCCAAAGCATCCACGCCGGCGCATGCGGTCAAACCCATCGACTCGCAATGCACCGACGGAGGCACCACCCACGGCTTCTACGAATGCGTCATCACATTGCAGGACACGCGAAAAGTGGACTGTGTCGTCTACGCATGGGAGAAGCAAGGCGGCATGTCCTGCGACTGGGATCACGTGAGCGGCGCGGACAAGGAACCACAGTGAAAATCTGGTCGCAATGCGGCGCCGTATGCATCGCTCCGGAAGACGACGAGGAACGGCAGGCGTGCGAAATCGCCGTCAACGCCCTGCTCAGATGGTCGGCGGAACACGACAAGGAAAAGGAACAGCAATGAGAAACAGCGACGCAGACATCGCCATCAATACACTCAACAAACTCATCGCCCAGGAATACGAGGCGGCGAGCGCGGGGATGCGTTATGGCAATCGATCTCTTGAGGAAAGCGCGTCGATTCGATACCACGCCTATCTCAATGCCAGGGACAAGATTCGTGAGGCGCTCGCCGATGCCATGGATGAGCGGGACGCGCTGAACCCGTTTCTTCCTCAGCGTGATGAGTTGGTCACGCAGGATATGCACACGTGCGATTTGTGTGGCAGGCGGGTGTCCAGTCCGGTCTATGCCGTGCATCTTGCCTATATGGATCAGGCGAAGACCGCTTCGGAGGTGTGTGCCGGCTGCATGTGGCGGATGAAGTTCCAGCCGGTGAGGGCCATTTCGTTGGACATGTACCGGCTGTTCGAAAGGTGGCTGGACGAGCAGAAGGAGACGGAGCAGTGAGTTGGAAATTTAAGGTAGTGCCGCTCGCATACACGACCGACAGGGACGCATGGACGCTTACGCTGAACAACGCCGGAACGCTCGAAAGCCTGCTTTCCGAGGGGTGGAGTGTGGTGCGGACCGACGTGCTGCCTGGACTCAATGGGAAAGGCGAGTACAAGGTGCCGCCGAACACATGCTTCGAACCGTCACTGCCGCCGACGCTCGTCTACATCCTCGGTAAGGAGGCGGAATGATGCACGGCATCAGTCGTAACAAACGGCGCTCGCCGCATGCATGCCGTAGCGTGGTCGGGATATTCATCTGCGCGAGCAACGGCATAGGTCCGGCGCAATACGAGGACAGCCTGCGCAGGATAGAGCATTGCGTCATCTGCGGCAGGTGGTGGAAGCTGTACGCCGCGTCCTCGCATCTGACCATCTGGACCGAACTGCCCGAATGGGTGGTGTGGCTGCTGCGACACAAGACCTGGAAGACCATGCACAATCAACAGAGAAAGGAATCGAAATGAGCGAGGAAACACTGGAACCGCCGCTCCCGCCGATCGACGCGCGCACCGAAGCCGTAGCCGAACGCCTGTTCGGGCTCAAATGGGCACTCCGCAAGGACGATCCGAAACACATCCACGACGAATGGGAGCATGCGGCCGACTGGATCCACGACGGATACCTGCGTCAAGCCATCGAAGTGCTCGCCACCGCCGACCAAGCGCAACCCGCGAGCGCCGACGGATCCGATTACGGGGAGCGGCTGCGCGTCGAATACCGTGAGTTGACCGCTCGTGCCGGCAGGCTCAGGGACATGCTGCAGCGGTATGCGGATGGCACGCTTGACTTCGAGCTCGTCTGTCCGATCGGTCTGTTGAGCAGGCAGCTTGATGTCATGGATGAATACGCCGGTCTGCTCCGCCATAGAGCCAAGCTCGAACACGTCGACCTTGAAGAACTGGACTCCGTCACCGAATAAACAAAGAACCCGACCTTCCGGCCGGGCTCTGGCATTACCACAAACCAGACTATCACGCCGGAGGGAATCGAACAAATGTACGAACCAACCAACGAATCCCAACCAACCACCACCAACACCACAACAAACACCAGCCAAACAACACCAGCGCTCGCCGGTGTGTGCCTCGTCTGCGGCGGAGGATGCGCTGTCGGCGACACCATGTGCGCGAAATGCGGTGGGCTGATGCGCGGCTGGCTGCGGGAATATCCATCATGGTTGGATTCGCTGCATGAGTTCCTGGACTCGACCGCGCACTACGGAGGCCGCCAACCTGGACGCGTCAACCTTCCAGCCGCGCCGACGCCAATCCGATTGCCGGTGCTCGACCACATGCAGGAGGTCGGGGACATGGCGGTCGCATTGTGGCGCAGACTGTACGCGCCATCGGCGATGCCATGGGCGAACGGCCGGATCCACCCGTCCCTGCTGGAATGTTTGAGCGTCTGCGCCGCATGTCCACGGTTGAACCGGCTTCCGGACATCGACATCATCTGGCACGACTGGCAATCATTGGCGCGCAAGACCTTGTCCATCATCGACGTGCCGCCCTCCAAGCACGGCATCGGCAGATGCCCGAACCCATTGTGCGGTGTCGAACTGTCGGCGCCCATCGACGCGGTCGAGGTCACCTGCCCCGTATGCGGCGGCACTTACCGCGTGGTGGACGTGCGGCTCGGCTTCCTGAAAGAGTGCATCGCATCCGGCAAAGCGTTCACGGCAGGGGAATGCGCCGAACTCCTGCGCGAATGCGGGTTCCAATGCGGCGTGAACACGATCTACTCGTGGCGCAGTCGTGGCAGGATCCAACCAGCCGGCAAGAACGGGAAGGGACAGCCGCTCTACCGTCTCGCCGACGTGCACAGGCAGCTTTCCCGACGCGACTCGATTTGACGTTTCTCGAAGTGCAAGGCATAATTGTCAGTGGATTAGAGGGTTCAAACCGAGGTGACTTGGTTTGAACCCTTTTCTCATATCCACCTTGGATTCTCCTAACTCCTTGGGTTGCGTAACACCGTCCTGTCCGAACGGCATATCGGACACGATCCGCCCGCTCCACGTCAGAGTGGGCATACACCAACAGCGGCAGGCAAGCCAATCCCGCGCTTACGTGATGCGGTGATGCTCAAACCGCCTGTCCGTGCCTTCGTAGGAATCAGTGGCAGATCGCACCGGTCGCAGATCTTCGGATCCTCTTCCTTGCGGCCGCGTGTATACGCGGGTTCGAATCCCGCCGAAGGCGCTCCATGAATAACCTCGGGAGGGGATATCCGCAGATGACGGGATCCCTAGTCGACACGTGGTCGGCCATGCTAGGACTTCATACGAAGGAATGACCATGAGCAAGCGACGCAACGAGCGGGTCAGCAACGGATACCGGCGGCGCATGCTCAGGCAAAGAGTGCTGGCCGCATACGATGTGTGCGCCATCTGCGGCAAGCCAGTCGACAAGACATTGAAGACACCACATCCGATGAGCGCCGAGGTGGACGAACTCATACCGGTCTCACGGGGCGGCGATCCATACAGCTTCACTAACTGCAGGCTCACGCACCGCATCTGCAACAGGATGAAGAGCGACAAGACAGACGAACACGCACGAGCGCTGCTGACTGGCAGACAGGAAGTGAAATCAAGCTCGATGCCGTTCAAAACGTTCGGCATCTGACCCGATACCAGGGCAGGGTACCCGGTCATACCCCCTTGGGGTCGCCTCGGGTGCAGTGCCGATATTTCCCCCGGAATTCAAACGTCGGAAACAGGGGAAACGACGAAAGGTCGGAAAGCGGAGGTGGACGCCATGAAGTGCGAACTCTGCGGCAAGGAATTCCGGCCTTCCGGCCACGGGCGGCCGCAACGGTACTGCTCCAAATCCTGCCGTCAGAAAGCCGATTATCGTCGGAAAAAGAACAGGCCCGCACAGGACCGGAACAGTAAGCCACCCGTCAAAGTCGTGGAAACGAAACAGAAGCCGGAGCAGGACCTCGACCAGCGGAGTTTCGAGAGAATGATGGACGGCAGCATGCTGGACATGCTGCGCGCCAACCGCGACCGACTGCAGAAGGCTATGGACGACACGTCCACACCGGCAAACGCACTGCCCGCGATCAGCCGCCAGCTCATCGCCGTATGCGAACGCATCGAATCACTCCAAGTCGGTGGCCTGACCGACCTGCTGGACGATGAGGAAGACGAGGTGACGGACGATGTCGGAGCGTCGATTGTCTGAAATCGCCAAGGTCCTCCGCCAGCCGGAAGGCATCGTCGGCAGCGAGTTCACGCGAATCAACAAAGCCGCGCGCAAGGCCGGCATCCGTTTCGACTTGTGGCAGCAGGGTTTCTTGTGGCTTCTGTTCGCCAAGAACACGGAAGGCAAGTACGCGTGTGGCGCGGACGGCGCCGTGCTGTCCAGCTGCAGGCAGATCGGCAAGACCTTCACCGTCGGCACCGCGCTGTTCCTCAAGGCGATACTCACACCGAACCTGAAGGCCATCTGGACCGCCCACCACACGCGCACCAGCGACGAGACGTTCGCGGACATGTGCGAGATGGGACACAACCCGATGCTCGGCAGGTACGTGGAACGCATCCGCAGGGCGAACGGCCAGCAGGAGATCACGTTCACGTCCGGCAGCCGCATCATGTTCGGCGCCCGAGAGAACGGTTTCGGCCGAGGCCTGCACAGCGTGGACGTGGCCGTTTTCGACGAGGCGCAGATCCTCACCGTGCGCGCGATGGACAACATGATCCCCGTCCTGAACACGAGCCCGAACCCGTTGGTCGTGTACATGGGCAATCCACCCAAGCCAGGAGACCAGTGCGAGGCGTTCACGGAGAAGCGCATGCACGCGCTGAACCATGATGGGAACCTCCTCTACGTGGAGCTTGCCGCCGACAAGGACGCGGATCCGGACGACCGCGAACAGTGGGCTAAAGCGAATCCCAGCTATCCGAGACGTACCAGTGAACAGGCAATCATACGCATGCGCAACAACCTGTCCGACGATTCGTTCCGCCGTGAGGCGCTCGGCATCTGGGATGAGACTGTCACCGCATACGCCATCGACCCCGACCAGTGGAAGGCCGCGGCCGTCGATGACGTGCCCGAAGGCGGCACGGTGAGCTTCGGCCTCGACATGCCGCCCGACAGGAGCGTGCTGACCATCGGTGCCGCATTGCGGTACAAGGACGGAACGGCCGTCATCCAGATGGCGAACATCAAGGACGCGCGGCAGGCGGGAACCATGTGGGCCGTGGACTGGCTCGCCGAACGCTGGCACAAGACCGCAAGTGTGGTCATCGACGCGCAGTCGCCGGCCATGAGCCTGCTGCCCGACCTGAAGGCCGCACACGTGAAGGTCACCGTGACGAATATGCAGGAGATGGGCCGCGCATGCGGCCGATTCCTCGACATGCTCAAGGCCGGGACGCTCAAGCACCCGCGGGACGAATACCAGCCGCAGCTGGCCGCAGCCGTCAAGGGCGCGACCACGCGCCCATTGGGACAGTCCGGCGCGATCGCCTGGAACAAACTCGGCAGTGACATTGACATAACCCCGCTCGTGTCCACCACACTCGCCCTGTACGGGGCGTGCACGACGAAACGACATCCGGGAAGACGACAGGAGGTGATGGTCTGATGGTGTTCTACATGGCCGACGGCACTACGGTAAGCACGGCACCGAAATTCACCGGCAGCAGCTACCTCGATACCGCGAGCGGCAACATCGGCGCCATCCTCGGCGTCGACGACGAGGACATGCCCATCATCCACGAACTGTTGCGCGTATGGCGAGAGAAATATCCACGCAACCTGATCCGCGGAGCCTACTACGACTGCAAGGAACGGTTCAAGGACTTCGGAATCTCCATCCCGGACCAGATCAAAAACAAGGTCGAGGCGATGATTGGATGGCCGGAACTGGCCGTCCGCTCATTGAGCGATTTGAGCGACCTGGAAGGGTTCAGCATTTCCGGTGACGACACGATGGGTGTTGGCGACCTGTTCGAGGACAACCAATTGGACGTGGCCACGTCCGAACTGATCGTATCCGCATACAAGCATTCATGCAGTTTCCTGACCATCGCCGCAGACCCGGAGGATCCGGAACGAATCAGTATGATTCCGCGTTCCGCCGACTGGTCCGCGGGCATCTGGGACCGGCGCAACCATCGTCTGGCCGCCGCGTTGACCATCACCGAGGACGATAAGGACGGGCGGATATGCGCGTTCAACGTGTGGCTTCCAGGCAAGGTCTACGAATGCTCCGGCCACCTGATGCCATGGCGTGCGGAGAAAAGCGAAACGAACTTCGATCAGCCGACGGTCGTCTCGCTCGCCTATGACAGGCAGATGGACCGGCCGTTCGGCCACAGCCGCATCAGCCGTTCGCTCATGAGCCTTGTCGATGCTGGATTCCGTACCGTGGTCCGCATGGAGGCGTCTGCCGAATTCTATTCCGTCCCCAAACTCTGGTTCATCGGAGCGAACAGGGACGCGTTCAGCAGCAACACGTGGAAGAGCCTCATCCAGGCGATCAACGCGATCAGTGCCGACGAGGACGGCAACCTTCCCCAATTGCAGCAGGTGCAGCAGGCGTCCATGACACCCCATTCGGACATGCTCAAGACGATGGCCATGCTCGTCGCCTCGCAGACCCGGGTGCCGGTCGACTACCTGGGCATCACATTGGACAACCCGACCAGTGCCGAGGCCATGGCGTCCGCCGAACGACGTCTGACACGCATCGCAGACAAGCAGAACGTGGCCTTCGGACGGGAACTCAAACGGGCCATGGGCATCGCCGTGGCGTTGCGCGAAGGCGCGAACACGATACCGGACTCCATACGCGACGTGCACCCGGTATGGGCACCGACAAGGGAGGTCTCCGATGCGGCGCGCGCCGACGCGTTCACGAAGATCGCCGACAAGGTCACCGGCTACGCCGACTCCGACGTCGGACTCGAACGCCTCGGCCTGAGCCGTGACGAAATCACGCGTCTACGCGCCGACCAGCGCAAGGCACGCGCGCAGAACGTCGTGGACCAGCTCAAGATCCGCGCGGCGCAAAACAGCCAGCAGCAGGAGGCGTCAGATGAATCTGAACAATCTGAATCTGCCTCCGGAACGCCGCAAAGCATTGGAACAGGTGCTTGACCAAGCATGGAAGGACTACCAGGACAACCTCACGAACCTGACCGACGCGGCTGCCGATGAAATCGAGACCGTACTGGAACGCGACCCGTTGAACGCGCGCGAAACGGTGCGTGAATACACGGCCGCGGCCAACCGCCTCGCCGACGACTATTATGCGACGGTACGCACCGCATGGGCCGAATACGCTGGCGTGACCATGCCAGACTTCGACCCTGGATCTGACCTGGAACCGGAACGGGTACTTTGGCAGGTCCAAGGCGGCTTCGCCAACACCGACTACAACGGATTGACCTACTCGCAGGTCATGGCAGGCCAGGCACGATCCGGCGCGACCATCGACGACCTGTGGCCATCATTCTCGAACATCGACGACGCGCAACAGTTCATCACCGACATGATCCGCACCGGCGCCCGATTGACCGAACGACGGAACATACGACTCGACCCCACGAAACCAAAATGGGCGAGAGTACCAAAAGGTCCCAAAACATGCGCGTTCTGCGCCATGCTCGCCTCACGCGGCTACGCGTACACCAGCGAGGAAGCGGCAGGTGGCAAAGGCAACATCTACCACGCCGACTGCCATTGCCAACCCATGCCGAACTGGGGCAAACAGGTGCTCGCCGGATACGACGAAACCGCATACAAAGCCGAATACGAGCGAATGAAAGCGCTCGCCGACCGCGAATACGATGGAGACATTCTCAAAGCGTACAGGAGCTCTCCCGGCGTGTGCACGGATTCCGTGGTCCCCGAAGCATTGAAGAAGACTCCGGGCCGTCCGCCGAAGTTCGACGCGAAGCATCCGTTCAGGACCTTCCTTGGAAGCGGAAACCTGAGGGATGCGGTCGTGGGGACGAATCCGATGTTCGATGAGGGTCCGGAATACAGGAACAACTGCCAGCGTTGCGTCGTCGCTTACGAAATGCGCAGGCGAGGATACGCAGTCACCGCGATGCCGAGGCCGATGGATCCCAGGACAGGACTTCCGGCCTTGGACACGGACACTAACCGGTGGGGAAGCTCCTTTAAAGGCGATTGGCGGTCTTGTGGCTCCGATTCAGGTCTTGATGGCGCTTCGGCGCTTTTGGATGAATGGGGCAAAGGCAGCCGCGCGTTCGTCGAAGTGGAGTGGCTTGATGGAACGAGGCATGTCTTCGTCGCGGAGAACCTGAAAGACGGGATACATTTCATGGACCCGCAAACCGGGTCGATGAACGTGTCAAGGTATTTCGAAATGGTCAACCATGGCATGACACGTATAATGAGGGTAGACGATGCGGAACCTACTGAACTGGTGTTGAAATACTGCAAGGAGGGCCAGAGATGATATTGACGGATGCCATCGGCCTCGTCCTTGCCGAATATCCCGGCATGAGGGCGATAGGCGCTGCGGAAAATTCCGACGCATGGATCATCGGCCTTGATTTCGCCGCTTCGACCAGTGAACATCCGGTACCTGGGACGCCAAGCATCGCGGTCGATAAAACATCAGGCGTTTTGCATAGCCTTACTCCTGGAACGGATGAATTCTGGCATTACATGACCGGTGCCAGGAAAGTGCCCATCCCACAGGTCTGAAATCATTCCAAGCCACCCACATGGGTGGCTTTTCTTATGCCATTTTTGGTGGATTGCCGGAGTAGACGAACGGACCCGACTGTAAATCGGGTGCTTCACAGCCACGCAGGTGCGAATCCTGCATCCACCACTCGACCAGCCGGTCCGGTTGGCGGCGACCATGCGCCGTATCGCGTGGGAGGACCATACAGCGCACCGTGGCGCGGTCGAACTCGAATCCACGGGAAACAGCAAGAAGGAGCACAGCATGTTCAACAGATTCCGATTCCCGGCCCGTATCCGTCTCATCGACGGCGGCGGGGACGAGGGCGGTTCCGGCGATAGTGGCGACGGCGGCGAGCCGAAATCGTTCACCCAGGAACAGGTCGACCAGATCGTCGAGAAAAGGTTGGCGAAGGAGCGCGGCAAGTACAAGGACTACGACGAGCTCAAATCAAAAGCCATGAAACTCGACGAGATGGAGAACGCCGGAAAGAGCGAAATCGACAAGCTTAAGGAATCGAACGCCGCATTGCGCAAGCAGATCGACGACGCCGCGGCCGAGAAACAGCACGCCGAATGGGTGTCCGAAGTCGCCAAAGACAAGGACGTTCCGGCCGAACTGCTCCGCGGCGGCAGCAAAGAGGAACTCGAAGCGCATGCGGACCTCCTGCGAGCGGCATTGCATCCAGCATCCAAGCCGCCGAGGGTGAAGAACCAGACAGGCTCTCCTTCGCACCAGAACAACAACAAGGACGCCGAAGAGCTCTCGTACATCCATCAGCTCCTCGGCAGATAACGACTGAAAGGACAAGCCATCATGGCGATGAAAACAGACCAGATCAAGCTCCCCGTGAGCGTGGCCACCGAAATCGTGAACAAGGCCAAGGACACCAGCACCATCGCGTCCCTGAGCCCCAGCACGCCACAGATCTTCTCCGACGCCGACTACCTCGTGTTCAACGGCAAGAGCGAAGCCGAGGTAGTGGCCGAAGGCGCGGTCAAGAGCAGCTACGAGCAGACCGTGGACTCCGTCGTGGCGAAGCGCTTCAAGGTGCAGACCACCACCCGCGTCACCAGCGAACTCCAGTGGGCCGACGAGGACAACCAGCTGCAGATCATCCGCAGCATCCAGGCGGATCAGGCAGCCGCTTTGGGCCGTGCGCTCGACTACGTGATCTACCATGCGATTAACCCGAAGGCCGGCACCGCGCTTTCCGGATTCAACCCGTTGAGCACGTCCGCCGTGCAGGTGATCGCCGGCGATGACGAAATCAGCAACGTGGACGCCCTGGCCGATGCGCTGAACGACTCCTACGACATCAACGGCGTGGCATTGTCCAAGACTTGGGCGTCCCGTCTGCGCAAGCTGCGCGTCCCCTCCACCGGCATGCGCTTCTATCCGGAGATTCCGCTGAACCTGCAGGCCGGCAGCCTGGACGGCATCACCGCCGCGACCTCACCTGCCCCCCTCATCAAGATGAGGCGTATCGAAACCTCAAAAGGTTCCTCGAGATGAGACAAGCTCATCGTTCTGGCCTCTTACTATGATCTGGTTTAAAGCGATACGAAGTATCCTTAGGTGTATCATTATCACACCTGAGAGCCTATAAACGTTGAGATGACGCTATTCAAATCAAATCCTGTCAGCCCGACCGTAACCCCTGAAAACATTAGGTTTTCAAGGGGGTTTAATTATACCGTCGAAAACAATCCGCATACAAATGCATACAAACGCCGCGATACCTCCATGCCTGATTCACACGAGTTCGCGCTCGTGGAGGGCTCTGATCGCGTCCGCCACGTCGTCCACAGGTTCTCGCCCCTCGCGGCGCGAAACAGCCAGTCGTCATCATCCATGTCATTCATCCGCTTTTCGATGTGGTGATGTTTTCTTGGACTTCCCGGCCGGGAGGAGAACCCTCTTATGGCGAAGTACAACAAGGAGCAGCGTGACAGGGCAGTGGACCTGTACATCAAATACGAGCGCTGCGCCGCCGCGGAGGGTTCCTAGGCCGGGTTAAGCAGGAGTTCCTCCGCAAGCGCGGCTTCGCGGGCGTCTCGATGGACGGGTTCATCGGCATGCTCGACGGCTACATGGTCTGGTACCGGAACAGGAGGATCAAGACGAAGTTCGGCATGAGCATCATGGCTCGTCGAGGTGCGCTCGGTCTTGCGGCATGATCGGTGGTGATGGAATCAATGACGAGTCCAACAAAACGTCACCAGCCCCAATTGCTTAAGAAAAATTGAAGCAAAACAGTCATTTCCTTTCCTCCCGGGAACCATCAGTTTGGTTGATAAGCACTCGGGAATCCATCAAGGAACCGGACGATGCCGGTGTTCTCATCCCACCGGCACCATCACCGCCGGCAATGTCCAAATTGAGCGCTCAGGGTGTACAGGAACAAGTGCCGACGCCGAACACCTTTATTTGATCACATACACTTCCGACCGAAGCGTGAGCGTGACCGTGCGCAACGGCGATACCATGTCCGGTATCGCCAAGCGAACCGGACTGTGGCCGCTGTCCGCATGGAGTGCGCCATCCGGCAACATCAACCTGATCTATCCGGGCAACATCGTCACCTATCGAGGCACGTCAGCTGCTGCCAGCGGATCCGTGTCCACAAGTGGTCGTGTGCATGTCGTCAAGCGTGGAGAAACTCTCAGCGGCATCTTCGGGGCCGACGGATGGCAGCGCGTCGCCCAGTTGAACAACCTCGCCAGCCCCAATCTTATTTACCCCGGTCAGCGGCTCCGCTACTGACCCAAACCATTGTGGCCTTCGACACCATGCCGGAGGCCACTCTCATCATCTAAGGAGAAACCCATGGATATTTCCACCGCAACCACCCTTGCCTCTGGGATTGTGGGCCTGATCGTGCCCGCCGTCGTGCAGGCCTTTAAGAAGTACATTCCCAGTGGATACGTCGGGCTTGTCTCTTTGGCCGCATCCATCCTGTTCGGCACCATCGCCATCGCCGCCACCGGCGGATTCGACGGCACCCACACATGGGGAATCACGCTCGCAGGAATAGTGGGCGTCGCCCAGACCGTGTACACGCTCGTTAACCAAGTGCTCGACGGGGAACTATCCAAAGATAAACTGCGCAACCAGTAGTCTGATTTATACTACTTCAATTTACGTGGACTCGGCCAGTTGGCTGGATCCACGTAAATCTGTAGCTACTTCTGAGGGGAAGAGTTGTTTGCCGACTGCTTATCGTTTTTAACAGCAAGAGGACAATCAACATATAGGAGGCTGCCCTTCTTGTATGGAATGACCGTGAGGAGTCGGTCGCATTTGTGCATGATCGCTCGTAAGGAGTTAGTTGCCTCCGTATCGGCAGTGAATCGATGCTTGATGCGAGTTTCCACTCGTTGAAGGCTTTCTGCTTGGCTAGCCCCGGCAGTACTGAGTTCGAGTACAAGTGCGTCTGCAATTAGAATGGACAGTACGTCATTTTTCCAAGAAAAAGCTCCATGGACTTTGCTGACAAGTTCCTTCCTGCGGAGGAAAATGACATCGGTGCTGTGTTCGGGCTGTATAAATCTAATCGCTTCAGTTGGGCTAGTCACATCAATGGCTGCAGGAAGAGCACTGGGATCAATGCCTTCGGGCACTCTAGTGTTAGGAGGCAAGACCACCATTTTCTCGGTGGCCACTTCCGAATCTTCCGCTGAAGCCACTACCTGTTCTTTCCAAGCTTTTTTATCGATGTTGAGTTGGAACTGCTTGTTAATTGCGGTGATGAGATTCAGCATATTAATGATGACAATTGTTAGCATGCTGAAAAATGACGTTCCGGCATAATATCGGTCACGATATGAAAGCTTTGCCGCTCTTGCTTTGTCTCCCTTGGGGTCAGCATGAACCAAATCTGAGTACAGCCAAGCTTCGCCTATCAGGAGATCAGATAAGGGTCGACCCTCGGGAACATTATCTTTGTCATACATTTGAATCGAATAAGATTCACCGTTGTTTTTATCGTGTAGATCTCGAAATTTCTTTCGACAAAAATCGAAACACTGCTTGGCCTGTCCAGTCAATTGCTTTCCGTCAAGTAGCATATCGATCGAGCGGAATACTTTTTCAAGATACACGGGTTCAGATTCGAGGATGCATGGCCTTGTGCGAGCTGCTAGAGATTCAAAAATCTCTTGGTCGGGCATTATGTATTTGATTCGAGTAGGTTGCCCTTCCTTGTAGCTAATTGTCATTGAGGGTTTAACATATTTCTCGACAGAGTTATTTTGGACTAGCGAATGTGCTTCTACGCGGCGTGCTCGAATCACAAAGCGGCGCAAAATGTCTCTCGCCTCCAGATCGTCTACAGGATGGCGTAGCTTCGACTGCTTTTTGGTCGAGTCGGTTTTCTTAGACATCAGCACCTTTCAGTAAGACATTTTGTCGTGCGGCATACACATAATATACCTTTAGTCGAACGAATGTTCGAAATGTCCGACATATGCTTCTCCGGGAATTTTTGTCATCATAATGATATATGTTCTTCCCTATGAGTAGCGCTATCGAATCAAACCTTAGCACCCAAGCCACCGATGGCTTTGATGAAGCAACTGAGCTTATCACGTTGTTGCGTGGTTCTATGACGCGCCGTCAGCTTGCCGAGTCGTTGCATGTATCCACCTCGACTGTGGAGCGCTGGGAGTTGGGCAAGGTGGAGTGCAAGCCTGCTTATGTTCCTGCGCTGCGTGAATTGTATTTCGGCACCACGCATGAAGACGGCACCGATTTCCGCACCATTGACCTGTTTGCCGGCATCGGCGGCATCCGTCGTGGTTTTGCTTCGGCTGGCGGGCATGCGGTGTTCTCTTCGGAATGGAATGAGTTCTCGGCCCGCACGTATCGCACGAACTATGGGTTCACCGAGCAGATGGCCGGAGACATCACCAAGGTGGACGTGGATGACATTCCCGACTGCGATGTGGTGCTCGCGGGCTTCCCGTGCCAGCCGTTCAGCGTGGCTGGAGTATCGAAGAAACGCAGCCTAGGCCGTGAGACCGGATTCCGGGACAAGACGCAAGGCACGCTGTTCTTCGACGTGGCGCGCATCATCGCGGCGAAACGTCCGGCGGCGTTCCTGTTGGAGAACGTGAAGAATCTGACCTCGCACGACCGGGGCCGCACCTTCAAAGTCATCCTCGATGCCCTGCAGAACGAGCTGGGCTACGAGGTGCATTGGAAGGTCATCGACGGACAGCACTTCGTTCCCCAGCACCGCGAACGTATCTACATCGTCGGCTTCCGCTCGCATACCGACTTCACATGGGATGACCTCAAGCTCCCCGAACATAAGCCCGTGCTCGCTGACATCCTTCATAAAAACGACGGCACCGAGCCGTATCTGCCTTGGGACGGCGACCGGTACTTCGACTACGAGCACAACAAGGTGCAGGACAAATACACGCTCACCCCACGCCTGTGGCAGTACCTGCAGGACTACAAGGCCAAGCACGAGGCCATGGGACATGGCTTCGGCTATGGCTTGGTGACGCCTGACATGGTGTCCCGTACCTTGTCCGCCCGCTATCACAAGGACGGTTCCGAGATATTGGTCGCGCAGGAAGGTGAACGCCCCCGCCGGCTCACTCCGCGCGAATGCGCCCGCCTCATGGGATACCCGGATGATCTGCGCATTCCCGTCTCGGACACGCAGGCCTATCGCCAGTTCGGCAACTCCGTGGTCGTACCAGCCATCGCGGAGATCGCCCGCATCATGCGTCCCCATATCCTCAAGGTCATGCAGGAGAACAAGGCCCCCGAACTGATCTCCGATTCCGAACTGGCCGACGAGGCGATCCAAAAGGCCCGCCAACTGGCCGTCGCCGGCGCAAGCCACGACTGAAACGACACGCCGCTAGACCGTTGATGCTTTGGCGCTGACATTGGCATGGGTATTGTTGAGGTATGCGCGATACCCATGTCAACGACGATCAGCAATGGTACGACACGGCCGACATCCAGCAGGTCCACGACCTGTTGACCCGAGCCGGTGCCGAAAGCATCTGGGTCAAGCGGCTGGTGCCCAACAACAACTCGAAACAGCAGATCTTCCTAGGCAACGATCCCTCCGACCTAGCTTTCCTTCCCCTCGGCACGCCGTGGTATACGGATCCGAAATCACAGAAGAAGAAAGCCGGGCCGCTGCTGATTCGCATTCCGGTTCCGTGGCGATGGGTCACGCCTGACGGCGAGTTCGACGCGCCGAACGCCAACATGTGCTTCTACCCGCAATATCCCGAGGTAAGGTTCTCCGGCTTCCTGAAGGGATGCAAGGAAGGCCCGTCCGAGCTGTTGAGCGAGACGAAACGTGGCCACGAAGAGGGACGCTGCTTGTTCTTCGGAACCGTGAAGGACACGGGCGAAGGAATGGGACATGTTGTCGCCTTGGTCGTCGGCGCTCCATCGCCGGCCGCCCAATACGTCTTGAACATGGACACATTCGAGAAAGGGCACGTCTGCCCGGTCGTGTTCCAAGGCCAGAGAAAGCCCGGCGAATTCTCCATCCTTGAGGAAGCTCTTCTCGGCATCATGGGCAAGAAGATCATCCCATGGCGTCTGCGCAACGACGGAACCATCGACAAGCCATACATCGCTCCCAACGCTCCCGGACTGACTCTGGAGGCGGAACTCGGCGTGGGAGAGAACGCCATTCCCGGCCCGGACTTCGACATCTGGGAGCTCAAGGCCATCAAACAACCATCCCTTGAGCGGCGCAGCAACCACCGGGTCACCTTGTTCACGCCGCAGCCCGACACGGGATGGATAACGGGACAATCCCAAGCCGATTTCGTCCTGCGCTACGGACATGTCAGCGGCACCGACGAAAACGGCAATCCCGACGAGTACTACTTCACTTCGGGCGACATTAACCGCCCCGGCGAAGACAAAGAGGGAGCGAAACTCAACCTTAAACTCGTCGGCTTCACCGATGCCAAGCACTTCGATCCCAACGGGATGATCGCCCTATACGACAAGCAGACCGGCGAACTCGCCGCCGGATGGTCATACCTCAAGCTACTGGAACACTGGCAGCGCAAGCACAACCGCGCCGCTTACGTGCCGTATCTCAGGGAAAAAGAAGACGGGAAGACCACGGTAGAATTTGGCCCACTCGTCACCCTCGGCATCTCCACCAGCTTCGGCCTGTTCCTAAAAGCCTTCCAAGACGGCAAGGTCATCTACGACCCCGGCGACAAAATCACCCTCAAAGATGGCAAATGGACGCCCCATTCCCGAAGCCAATTCCGCATCAACCTCAACGACATCTCGGCCATCTACCAAGAAGTAAAAGAAGTGGATCTGCGAGATTCCGATTCTTCGCAAAAAGAGGAATAGCCATGGCAATGATAATGTGTCCCGGCTGCGGAACAAGTATTTCCGACAAAGCGTTGTCCTGCCCGCAATGTGGTTTTGTCGGCGACGATCCGAGTCGTCCGATTTCTCAACAAGCAGTTTATGAGATGGTGCCAAAGTTCCAAGTTGAGATTGATCGTTGGGATCCACAATCGCAATCATTGGTGGGCGAGTCATTGGATATGTCCTTGGAGACCCGGCGTAAAATCTTCGGCTTCCTAGGCAATCTGGAACAGCTCCAGACGCTTGCACCAGGGCTGTTCCAGCTCATCAAGGAATTCTCCAACAAAGATGAAGCCACATTGGTGGCTCATTTGCCCGAGGAGATCATGAAGATGGTTGAAGAAGGAAAGCTCTTCTTCAAGGAGGATGCCAACGGGAAGATTGTGCCGCAAGTGTTCGACGTGAACGGGAAGTTCTATAAGCAGGTGCGGCTTGACTGGGAGCAGATGTCGCCTGATGTCATGGATACAATGCGGCACTTGCAGACTCAGGTGGCCATCGCAATGGTGTTGTCCGAGGTCCGCAGCCTTAGGGACCAAATCGAAGGTATTCGAGTGGACTTGCAGAATGACCGTCTGGCACTGGCTGAAGGCGCTTGGGATAAACTCATGCAAGCCCGTGTCATTGAAGATTCACGGCTGCGCGATGCATTGATAGTACAAGCCATATCATCCGCGACCGATGCCAAGCGAACATTGATGCGTAATTTCGCGGAGAACGTCAAATACCTGAAAGCCCATTCCAATGAGCGTATAGACAAGAAACTGATTTCTGCCGTCACTCAGCAAAATCAATCGAGGGCTGCCGATGCGTTCAACGATCTGGCGCAGATCACCAATGCTGTACGTGTCGAAGGCGCTGGATATGCCATGCTCAATCAAAACGAGGCGAGCATGGTATGTTTGGAACAGTTCCGAGAATTCATCGACGCGAATAAACTTAACGAGCGAGACACCTTACTGGCAATTAACTCGCATCTCCCGGTTGGGTCGAAGATGCCTGACATGGTTGACCAATTCGAGGATCTGGCGCTAAGGATCACGGCGCTAGACGGCGCGTCGCAGCTAGACCGTATCCCCCAAAGATTGCTTGAGCCATTCAGACCTGAGCCGGAGACGAACGAAAGCAACAGTGAAGAGGAGGACGGCAACAATGTTCCGTAAGAAGAAGAATGATCCAGCTCAGAGCGAGGGGACTGAAAACAGTCCTCAAAGAAAGTCCGTTAACGATGCTCAAGATGCCGTTGCGCCCCATGGCCACGCTTTCATGCGCAAGACAATCAAGCGTTGCGAAAACTGCGATAGCGAGTTGGAAAGCACGAGAAAGTCCAATTTGTGCGAAGCATGTGAGAAGGAACAACTGCAGAAAAATGTCAAGAAAGGTGCGGCAGCTGCTGCTGCTATCGGCCTAGCAAAAGTGGTTATTCCGAAAGTTGCCCCATATGCCAAGAAAGCCGCTCCATTGGTAGCCAATGCTGTAAAAAAGATAGTGTTTAGATAGCAAAACAGTCTTCCAATGTCGCAAATTCAGAGCGGCTGCGCAATAATGCGATGCTCTATGGATTATGGATTCGGAGTGCTGAGCAATGCCCAAGAAAAAGACTCATAGTGAGTTCCTTGCCGATCTCGGACGGCTGAATGCTCATGCTGACGATCTGGAGATTGAGTCGGAATATCAGGGGTCGAAAGCGCCAGTGGATGTGCGTTGCCTGCGCTGCGGTCATAAATGGATGACGATGCCTGGCACGTTGCTTCAAGGGTGCGGATGCCCTCGGTGCGGTGAGAAGCAGCTCCGGCGTAAGAAAACATACACCAATGAGAAATTCCTAGAGAAGCTTGCCAAGATCAATCCTGAGGCGGAGCCATTAATGGAATACACGAAGGGCTCTAGTTACATCGACGTTCGATGCAAGCGATGCGGCACGATATGGTCCTCCAAGGGATACAACTTGTTGCAGGGCAAGGGATGTCCCCATTGCGGTGCGATTCGGGGCGCGAGGAACAACCAAGGCAAGACTGGTGTCAAGACCCGTGAGCAGTTCTCGGCCGAGCTGGCTGAGGCGTCGCCGGACATCGAGGTGCTTGGCGATTATGTGAACGTGCATACGAAGATCAAGGTCCGGTGTCATGTCTGCGGCCACGTTTGGTCGGCGGTGCCGGGTGCGCTTTTACGAGGTCACGGCTGCCCGAGGTGCGCCCGATCCGGCACCAGCTTCATGGAGCAGTTTCTGCTCTATGCCCTCAGGCAAGCGCTTGCCGGGGAGACGGTTCTCTCACGGGACAAGACGACCATCGGAATGGAGCTGGATATTCTGATTCCATCGAAGCGGCTTGCGGTCGAGCCGGGCGTGTGGTTTCTTCACAAAAGGAATGTCAAACGTGACGGCGAAAAGCGGAGAAGATGTCATGAGGCCGACATCCGGCTTGTGACCATATACGATCAATTCCCGCAAGACATGGAGTCTCCGTTCGATGACGATTGCCTCACATACCCGTTTGATTTGAACTCAGGCGACCGTTCGGCGCTCAGGGATCTTGCGATTGGATTGATTAAGGATGCGGGTGGCATCTGTGAGTTCAGCGCGGATGACTGGGCGAGGATTGAGGAAATAGCGACCGAAGAATCACGTGCCCAGAGTCCCGATCAATTTGTCGAGAGGTTGCATGCCATTCATCCCAATATCGAGGTCGTGGGCAAGTATGTGAATGTTAATACGCGAGTCCGAGTGCGTTGCAACGTGTGCGGGAGGGTGTGGGATGCCTTGCCGGCAAGTCTGCTCGCAGGTGATGGATGCCGAACGTGTGGCACGAAACGGGCTCATGACCAATTGCGCAAGTCCCAAGACGATTTCATTGAGCAAGTCAGGGAAGCGAATCCCGACATCGAAGTGCTTGGCGAATACGTTTCGAGACATGGCAAAGTTCACGCTCGTTGCCGTGTCTGCGGTCACGAATGGGATCCCGTAGCAGCGAGCCTGCTCAGAGGATCAAATCACAAAGGATGGAAAGGAATCCATGGCAAACTTAAGCTTTAG